GGGAAAAATAACAAAGGTAGTTTATTATTGCGATACTTTGCAACTTGTCTATATGGTGTTTGTGATACGTCTAATACATTAATTGTTGAATAGTCTTGTTCAACGCCCTCTGCACAATCTACTGTAACTATGTACAGGTGATCTTTAATGGGTTCTTCATATATATCAAAACCGTCAATTGAAGATATAGGATTATGAAAGGCTAAACTGCGTAGTTTGGCACCTGAGATAAGAGTTGCCGATGACCCAATAAATTCTGTTTCAAATTCTTGCCTAAATTGTTCTTCAGATGTGTTTCGTATTGTTTCATTTTTCCAAACCTCATCACGACCAGGTACTTGTGACCAATGAACTTCAAGTGTTTTGTAAGTAGAACGTCCTTCAATTGCATCAACCCACATCTTATAAAACATGTTGAGTCCATTTGGTGTTGAAACCATAATAACTTTTGTGGTTTTACCTGATGATATAACGGGATATGTTGATTGAAAAAACTCTTGTGCCATGTTGTGCGGAACGAAAGCAAACTCATCAAGAAAAATTAAGTTATATGTACCACCACGAACACCAGATGCCGAAGTTGCATATGCCCAAATCATTGAGCCATTTTCAAGTTCAATATTACCTTTGTTCCAAACTTTGATACCTTGTTGTAACCAAAGAGGAAGATATTCATATGCATATTGAAGGCGACCTAAAATCTCACGAGCAAGAGCTCCTTTGTTAGCAAGAATTGCAACCTTATAATCAATGTTAAACAATATTGACCAGAGCATATAACCAACGGTTGTAGTTGTTTTACCAACTTGTCGTGGCATTTTTGCGATACAAAAACGATTATTGTGAAATGTGTTCACCATATCCTCTTGGAATGGCCACATATCAAATGAAACAAGACCTTGGTCTACGTTAACAATTTTCACATAATTTTTAATAAAATAAATTGGGTCTTCAGAACACTTTACAATCTCTGTAATCTGTTCTTCGGTATAGGATATTTCTACACCTAATCGTTTTAGACTTGCATTACCATTATAACCACCGGCATCTATCATATTATTTAATTATACTGCGAAGCATCCAAGATTTCTTCTGATGAGCGCCTAAAAGTTCTTGAAGAAAATTAGAAACTGCTGGTTCATTTGCTTGTTCTGCTGCAACAATGCCTGCACGAAGGTGAATAATGTATCGGTCATTATCAGATTTTAATTGTGTCATCATAGATAACGCAGAAGGAATAATATCTACTGCTTCTTCAATATCTGCCAATTCTAAAAATCTTTCCATAGAACCTGGCACATAAGAATTCAAATATCTTACGTGTTCTGCAATCAAATCAGTTTGTGCAAATACTTCAGTATAAAAATTGTTTAGAAAATCATGGTATTGAGGAAAATTAGAACCTTCAATATTCCAATGATAGTTATGCGCCTTTAGATACAAGGCAAAGTTTGTACCTAAAATTACTTTAAGTTGTTGTATGAGTTGTTCCATAATAATCCTATTTATTGTTCTTTAAAAACTTAACTAAGTCGGTTGTTGATCCAACAAAAACAGCCTTATCTATATTTGTCGTTGAATTATTTTTTGATTGTGTTGGATCTAAATCTCTTTTGCGTTTTTGAATTTCCATTAAATCTTTGTTTAGATCACCTAGATTTTTAATGAGTCCTGCGGCAACTTCATAAGCTCTTGGATGTTCTGATGCATTGGCAACTTGAAGGAGATTATCAATTGCAACATTGCCTTTTTGAATTAAGTCACGAATATTTGAACGTGCAAAATCTGCATCATCTTCAATTGGAGTTTTTGTTTCAATAATTTCAGATGAAGTATATTTAATAGGCTCAACATCAAGAACCTCTGATAGTGTTTGATTCAATTTATTCATTATGATGCAGGCCCGTCAGTTATGGTTTCAGAAAATCCAAATTCATCATCTGGTTCTGCATTTATTGGATTAGGCCTTGTAGTGATTGTTTGAAGCACTAAAGGTGTTTTATCTGTTGTAGAAATTGTATATGTTGCACCAGAAAAATCACCACGAACAACATTACCCACTTCAAGGTAATCATTAAGAGATTTAACAATTAAAATACCATTATTCGAATTACTAAAATATGAAACAGTGCCGAATACATCTCTAGTGGTAACTCTTACTGTTTCCGAGTCAGAAAATCTACCAACACCATTTGCAAAGTCAACATACACTTTTTGTTCAATTGTATCAATTGGTTGAATAAATGTATTTGTGTTGGCTATGGTAATAACTTTATTAGTTTTAACTGGTGGCCAAATATGTCCTTTTGCCGTAAACTCTAAGTTCCAAATAATAAGACGAGTAGACATCATATCGCCTTCATAATCCACCTCATTTGAAACCGAATTCAATATGATAGGCATATCATATTTTGGATCTAAATCAGGAATAAAATCTACAGTCACACTAAAGTCTGGTGTAAAAAATGGTAAAATTTGTTCTAATATTTGAGTGCCGTCTTCTGTGTTTCTTACATAAATGGATAAACTAAAATCAAAATTATATGGCACAGGAACGAATTGTGTCTTTATAGAGGTCGCATTGTTGGCAGAAAAGTTACGCATTGTTGATGGTAATTTTCGGCTTGAATCATAACTCATTCCTGTCATCTCAAATGAAATTCGTGGAACAGTTGTTGCAATTGACTTAGTTAAATCGGGATCAGCATTTATTCTTGTGATATATTTTTCTTTTGCTCCCCAATTCAAAGGAACTTTAAAAGTTTCTTTTGCAGTCAAGCCGTCTTTGGTATATCGTATTAAAAAAATATCATTAAAAACTGTACCAAATGCAACAACAATTTTTCTTATTGTGCGGTTATAAAAATGTGCATTACCAAGCATAATTAAGCCTCGCCGAACGGGTTAGTTTCCGTAAAGTCAATTATAGAATCTGATTCAGTTTCAATTCTAAAATTGTCAATGATATCTTCAAATGCATTATTATCAGCATATGAAGTGTTTGCAGTACCAGAAGATACCCAAATTGCACCACTTGTTACACCTATTGTATTTGCATTATTAGCATATGTTCCAATTGTGCGAATGACATCCAGTTTTCTTGTTGATGCTGTCCAAGAATAAACAATTGATTGAAATGTTGCATTTGCTAAACTAGTGCCTTGATAAACAATTTCATCTGCAACAAATGTGCCTGAACCTCCAGCCAATAGTGAAAGTTGAGTTCTCTTATATGAGTCACGAATTTGTTCATCAATTTCATCAACACCAGTACTAATAACTTCTTCTGAAAACACAAACTGTTTCATCTTCAATGCATACACATATACATTACCACCACGACCACGGCCTAATGTGTAAAACATTGCTTGGTCGTTTTCATGTTCTACGAATGTAATTTCAAAAAAGTTTTGTACCAAAGGTACATAAATTAAATCACCTTCTCTTGGTCGAATTAAGTTTGATGCACCAGTTGTATATTTGAATCTACGGCGAGATACTAATAAGGTAAGTTCATCTCTAATTTCCAAACCAAATTTAGAAATGAAATCACCTTCACCATCCATACCTGTAACATTCTCAAGGTACATTTCTAAAGGATAGGCTGTTGTATATGTTTTTAGTGTGTCTTCACCATATAACATATCTACTGAATCACGGCTAGTTCTTGGTAGATAAAATACGTCCATACCATGAATTTGCATGGCTTCAATAACCAAATCTTCAACCAGTAATTGCTCACTAGTTATTTGATTGGCTGGAAAATTATTGAAATAGAAGTTGGTAGACATTTTTAACCAGTAAATATTTCACTAGGTAAACTATTGAAGTTGTATATTTCTTCTTCTAATTTGTCCATTTCGTCTTTTGCTTCTTGCATGATTCTTGGACCATCCAATGTAACACCACCAGGCATTTGAATACCTGCAAACTTGGAAAGATTAGAACCCCATTGATACTTAATCAATGCAGTACCATATCTCTTTAGAAACTTATCGTTCCAAACATCTGAAATTCCTACTTTAGTCATTGTAACTGAAGACACATTTGATGTTAAATTATTTGCAAGAACAATTTCTGTTGGTGAATTAATTTTACGAATCTGAACATCTTGGCCATCCGATAATGTAATGATATCATTTTCAATCACTTCTTGGTCAAATATTGTTGATGTTCCAGCCATGGTTGTATTACTTGTTGTACCAGTTAATGTGCCTGTCAACGTAACTGTGTCGGGACGCAATGCACGATAACACTCAACAATAACATATTTTCCTAACTGTGCATCACGTTCCCAATCAATATCAAGGAAGATTTTGTTTTGTTTACGATTAAATCTAAACTGAGGTGTGCCAGAAAACAATAAATTTAAGGTGCGAATGTGTTGCATTGTAATTTCATATGACACATAAGATACAGATGTAAAGTCATAAAGGTCATGCAGGCGTAATTGATAACGCAAATCAAACATATTGACAGATGAGTTAGAATCATCAAACGGAAAAATACCTGTGACAAAAATTACAGGATCAGGGCAATTAATATATCTACGATCAATATCAGCTTGTGTGAATTGATGTTTCATAAAGATTTTTTCAGTA